CTGGAGCGGTGATCGAGCTTTATGAGCTTGAGTTAAACGCAGAACAGCATGGCACAGCTCAGACTTACTATTTCCACGCTGGCATCGACGCCAACCAAACAGGTGATGTTGTTTGGAACGCACAAGCCTATGCACGCTTTCCTGTTGTAGTCGAAGGTTTTGAATACAGCGGCAGGGGTGAACTCCCAAGGCCACGCTTTCGGGTAAGCAATGTCTTGAGCACAGTCACCACGATTTTGGCTGGGCTGCCTGATGGTCTTGGCGGCGCAAAAGTCACCCGCATTCGGACGCTGGCACGTTTTCTCGATGCGGTGAATTTTCCAGGTGGCACGAATCCTTACGGCACACCAGATCCCACAGCTGAGTTTCCGCGAGAAATTTACTACGTTGACCGCAAGTCAGCTGAAAACCGCGAAGTCGTTGAGTTCGAGCTGGCTGCAATTTTCGACATTGCAGGCGTTCGTGCGCCAAAACGCCAATGTCTTCGCAACCTATGTCAGTGGGAATACCGCTCTGCTGAATGCAGCTACACGGGAACTGACTATTACAACGCCGCTAACGAAGAAGTCGCTTCTGCAGCAGAAGATGTATGTGGCAAGCGACTTAGCAGTTGCCGTACTAGGTTTGGCAGAACCAAACTGCCCTTTGGGGCATTTCCTGGATTGGGTCAATTCCGATGACATTTGAATGGAAGGCTAAAGCACTAGAGCACGCCAAAGCGGAATATCCGCATGAGGCTTGCGGATTGGTGGTAGTCATTAAAGGCCGCGAACGTTATTGGCCTTGCGAAAACCTAACGAAAGAACTGGAGCAGTTTTATCTGAGCCCGGATGATTATGCCAAGGCTGACGATGCCGGTGAAATTATTGCCGTAGTGCATAGCCACCCAACAACAAAGCCAGTCCCCAGTGAAGCTGACCTTGTGTCACTGGAGGCAACTGAATTGCCCTGGTATATCATCAGCACACAAACCGGCGAATGGAGTGATGCAATCCACCCAACAGGTTACAAAGCACCGTTGATTGGAAGGCGTTGGCAATGGAACGTGTCTGATTGCTGGACCCTGGTTCGTGATTGGTATATGGAAAACGGGCTTCGGGTGCGTGACTTTAATCGTCCAGCGACACCTGAGCTATTTGAAAAGGAACCGCTGTTTGAAAGCAGCTTTGAGTCTGCAGGGTTCCACAAAGTTCGACGTGAAGACATCCAGTATGGTGACGGTGTGTTGATGGCAATCGGTTCAAATAAACTGAACCATGTTGGCGTTTACATCGGTGATCAGTTGCTGTTGCATCATGCTCGCCGTCGCTTGTCATCACGCGACATTTATGGCGGTTGGCTGCAGAAAGCAACTGGCCTTGTAGTCAGGCACCCAGATTTCAAGGGATGACGACAGCCCTTGCCACTGCTGATTTAAGAACGATTCGCGTTTACGGCACGTTGGCGCGATTGATCGGTCGTCGAGAATTGCGAGCTGTGGTGTCGAGCGTTCCAGAAGCCATGCGCTTCTTGATGGCAAACTTCCCCCAGGTCGAAGGGCATTTAAAAGGCCGTTTTTTCAAAGTCAAGGTCGCGAATTGGGCCTTAACGCAAAACGATCTTGACGCACCAATCGGCCAAACCGAAGATATTCACATCATTCCTGCCATTTGCGGCGCTGGCGGTGATGGTCCGTTAGTTGGTATTTTGGCCGGAGCAGCCTTGATTGGTGTTGGTCTACTGGTGCCGTTTGGTGGTTCAGTGTTGGTGCCGTTGGGCCTAGGTCTTTTGCTTAACGGTGTGGCAGCACTGTTAAGTCCAACACCTGAAGTTGCTGATAAGGATAACGATCCAGCTCGAAGCTACAACTTTAGTGGTATTCAGCAAACTTCACGAGAGGGGGTTCCTGTGCCATTGGTGTACGGCGATATTGTGACTGGTTCGGTTGTACTGTCTGTAAATATCGAGCGGGATGACGAGGAGCTTAGTGCAGAATTTGATGCAGGGGAAGGTGGATTCCGTTCACAAGTCGTAGGAGGTCTTTATAACAGTCAGTATCCAGGAATATGTTGGTATTACTATATTGAAGTTTACCTTGAACAGGATCCTGATTGTGCGCCAAATCAACCCCCAAAAATATTTACCAATATCTCGCAGGTTTTCGCACATAGACCATTCTCCACAGCTACGTTGCCCTACAATCCACAGTATTTAGACCCTGATAATTGTTTCAACTTGGTAGCTAGGGGTGGAAGTGCCCGTTTCACCGTTTTAGATGCTGGCGGTTGTACTGCGCCGTTTTTCGGCTCTGTTCAAGATAATACGGAGTACTCGGTGAGCGCTGCTTTTGACAATACAGGAGGCTTGCAGCCTATAGGAATGAGGATTTGGCATGAAAAACACTCAGGACCCTCTTATAGCAACGTTCCACGCACACTTGTTTTTGAGCACAGTCGATTTGGTGATCCGCTTCCCGACGCTTTAAGACCATAAAAATGAACACAACTCTTAGGACAATTCGAGTTCGTGGGACGTTGGCAAAGCTGCTTAAGCGGCGCACTTTTAAGGCTGCTGTTCGCTCGCCGCAAGAGGCTATTAGATTCTTGTTGGCTAATTATCCAGAACTCGAAGGCTATATGCGTCCACGCTTTTTTCATATAAGTGTTGGCGAACGTGTGATTGACGAAGAAAGCATTGGGTTGCCAACAGGCTTCTACGAAGATATAAACATTACTCCTGCGATATGCGGGGCAGGTGGTCCGGTAGGTCAAGTTATCACTGGCCTAGCTTTAATTACTCTTTCTATATTCGTGCCTTTTGTCGCACCAGTGCTCTTGCCTCTTGGTATCGGTTTGACGCTAACAGGTGTTGCTGGTTTGCTTTCGCCGGTTACACCTGACAGGCCAGAAAGTAGTGACGCACGCGACAGCTACAGTTTCAACGGTCTGCAGCAAACATCAAGAGAAGGCCCGCCGGTTCCATTGGTTTACGGTGAAATTATCACTGGTTCGATTGTACTTTCAGTCAATGTGGAAAGAGATGATGAAGAACTAGGGACTGGCGACGGCGAAGGTATTTTTGAGCCAGGCATAGGCGACAATACATACAATCTGAACGAAAGATACCCTGGCGTTTGCTGGATTTATTATTCAGAAGTGTATTTAAAGTTTGACGATGCTTGCTCTAATGCGCCTGGTGCTGCAGGAAAAGATCGCACGGTATTTGGAAAGTGGGGCGAGGCAAGCAGAGGAGACTACGGTGGTTGGCAAACAGCTACTGCTCCATCTGGAGAAAATATAATAATCCCAACAAACTGCAACGGTTCCCAACTCAAGGGATACGATAATTTTACTTACGATGTATTAATAGATTGCGCTGGTGCCAATCAAACAAATAACCCTCCGTATCAAAACCGTCCTGGTACAAATACTTTTTTAGGTGGCTTTGGCTCAGCCGGGTTATACCCTATTGGATACAGAATATGGCAAGGCCCAATCCCACCTGAAGCATCTTTTCACCAACAAAACCCGTCTTTGTACGCGAACGTGCCGTATAGGCTAATCGCTTCTACAGCTGTTGCAGGCAACACGCTTCCAACGGCCAATTTGCCAAACGTGTACCCAAACAATCCATTTGAGTAAGATGTCACTATTGCCTTCCGTGACGGGTATGCCTGAATCCGAAAAGCGCAACCTAGTCATCGCTGGTGCGGGCGGCAAAGGCGGCGGCAGCGGAAGTAAGCCTAAAGAAAAAAGAGACAACCTCAATTCAACGCAAACAGCGTCGGTTGTTGATCTGATCAGCGAAGGAGAAATCGAGGGCATTGTCGGTGATTTTAAAGGCGTCTATTTAAACAATGTTCCAGTTCAAAATGAAAACGGCAAATACAACTATCCGGACATTGAAGCTGAGACACGTTTAGGTTGGCAAGATCAACAGCCAATTAGTTTTGCCAAAACAGTTGATCAAATTTTTCCTGTCAATCAAAAAGTAGAAAAAGATGTAGGCCCGCTAACTAGGGAGATTACAGATACCAATGTTGATGCTGTCCGTTTCACAGTCACAGTACCTCGACTTGAAAAAATTGAAGACGACGGCGACATTAAAGGTACACGAGTTGATTTTCGTTTTTCGGTTCAATACACAGGCGGCAGCGGCTTTACAGAACTTGACGAAAAGAAAATTTCAGGCAGAACTGTCGATCCCTATACCAAAAACTATGTTTTTGATTTAAACACAGATCCAGCTGGCTTTCCCGTTCAGATTCGGGTTACACGGATTACGGACGACAGCACATCGTCAAAACTTAGCAACGAACTTATCTGGACAAGTTACACCGAAATTATCAAGGAAAAACTTAGCTATCCAAACTCAGCGTTAGTAGGCATTCGCTTTTCGGCGGAACAGTTTAATTCGATCCCAAGTCGTGCTTATCGAGTTCGAGGTATCAAGGTCGCTATTCCAACCAACGCAACAGTAGACGAAACTAACGGACGCTTGACCTATGACGGCGTTTGGGATGGCACGTTTAGTTTTGCGCAATGGTGTGCCGATCCAGCATGGATACTTTGGGATTTACTTACTTCCACCCGCTACGGATTTGGTGATCACATCACTGAAGACAACCTGGA